GCCTCAGTGGAAACAAAACCAAGATGCGCTGTATGAGAAACTAATACAAGTTGCAGCCGCACCCGAGGCTTCTTACGGATTTCCTCATGGTGCGGTAAGTGCGTCCAAAGTCGGCGGCAATGACTTGACTGCTGGAGAGACAGCACCATGACCCACGGCGGCAAGAGAGCCGGTGCTGGCAGACCGCCCAAGGACATCTCAGTCAGCCGAGTCTATACTTTGCACGATGCTGGCGTAAACCAGAAAGAAATAGCGCGGCGCTTTAATGTTAGCCACACTGTAATCAGTAGATTGTTAAAGATACGAAATGTCAAACTTCAAAACTTGGACGCAAGAAAACCTAGCCCAGTTCGCCGAAGAAGCGAACAACAAAATGGTTCAGCAAGATGAACGGATTCAGCAGCTTCAGTGCGACCTCAAAGACGCAATTGAGGCGTACCGGGCGCTTATGCGAAAGGCCGAGTCCCAGCGCGGTCAATGATCAGTGCCTGACGGCGAGGCGTTGGGCTGATGCTGATGTGAGTCCATGCGTCAAACTCACGGATAACCTGATCAAAAGGTAGGTCTGAGGCCACTAAAGCCCTCACCACGGCGTCCGGAGTCATGCCTGGCACTCGGATGTCCGCCGCGCTGCCCGTGCGGTGCTGGCTGGTGTCCTTGCTGCCTACTGAATCGTTAACTTGCTTAGACCTGAAGGCGCTGTTGATCATTATTGGCTTGCCGTCCAGCAGCGCTTTGACCTCCTCCAAAAACTCTGCCAGCTTTTGCAAGTTGGCTAGTTCTGCATCGTTTGGTGTGTTGTCAAACTGGCGGTGGCTGGTGGTAGTTAGTTCAGCAAGGGTGAAGTGTTCGGTAAGGTTCATTTCACTGGCCCTGACTTAGAAAGTAGATCGGTCTTAGCTTGTGAGCCAGCGCTGGAGCCAAAATAGTACGCGATTATTCCAGTCCAAGCCGTGCCTAAGCTGCCCAACATCATCAAAATAGCAGGGTTGCTGCTGTCCACCTTGCCAATAAACATCATCACCATAATGCCAAAAAAGCCCACTGTAACCGTACCCGCAAGTATTGGCGGCATTCGGCTGCGGGTGGTAGCTTGCATCTCCCGCGCAGACTTTCTGTCCTCAACCTCCAACTTTTCAAAATTGAGGCCAAGCTCTTGTGCTTGTTTTTGCAACTCGATCTCAGCAATCTTGACTTGAGCAATCTGCTCTGCGGACAACTTGTTGTTGGAGATCAGGTCGCCAACCTTGTCGGGGTCAACGCCAATCGCTTTGCTGATGGCAGACACAGCCATTCCAGCCAGTGGGCCACCCATAGCGGTTGCGATGGTGGGGGCAATTTGTTTTAGCCAGTCCATATTAATCCCCCAAAATGCCAGTAGCCGAGCCAACACCAGCAGCACCAGTTAACAATCCGGTCTTGGGTCTTTGCGCCCTGCGATTTAACTCTTGCAAGATTGCGGTCTGCTCTACTGGGTCAACACTGAACAAGCGCTTTTGCAAGGCTTCAGATGTTTCGCTGCTAATGCCTTTTGCCCTTGACAGTAAAGCTGTGCCACCCGCCCTTAACATGCTTAACATGTCGCCAGTTGCAGTCGCCGTTGCAAGTGAACCCAAGAGATTTGCTTCTTCACGTACTGCTGCATTTTCATCTGTGCGAGAGCCGCCAAGAACTCGTTGCTTGGTGCTGCTTTGCTGACCCAAGCTCTTAACATACTGAGAAAACTCGGTGTAAGAAGCCTGATCTGGAAAGGCATTTCTAAGCAACAGCTTTTGATTCTCAGACTTAAAGATTTGCTTGTTAAAGTCGCCTCCCTTGAAAGTTCCAAGTCGGTTATTGATGTCAGCCATCACGCCAAGACGAAACGCTTCTTTCTCGTCAGAGTTAAGTTTCTTAATCTTTGATGCGGCCTCTGCTGGGTCAAGTTTTTGATAGTCCTCGCCCATCTTAAAAGCCTTGCTGATGCGCTCTGCATCTGCAAACTCTGCATTGGCTTTTTTGTATTCAGGGTTAAGTGACTTAATGAGATCGTTAAACTCATTTTTAACTTTGACTACATCACCGCCATAACCTGTCATCTTCTTTGTCACGCTGTCGGTTTCAGCATCAATAACACGATCAAGACCGATCTTAATCTGGTGCAAGATGTCGGTAGGCACTGACTGCGCGTTGCGAATTGCACTGAGATCGGGCAGTGTTTGACCAAAAACGCCAGCGCGTTTAACAGCTTCTTCATAGGCTTTTTGAAATACAGGTCTGTCAACATACTGCCGAAATGGAGTCGCGCTGATAGCCTTGCTGTAGGCGTCTGGGTACAACTGGCTTGCCATGCGCTTTTGATTTGCGGTCAATGCCTCAAGGTACTCAAAGCCATTAACGTTTTTAGCCAGCCCCGCTTTTTCAACCAACCCCTTTACGATGTCATTGGGCTGGTCAATCAACCGGCTTTCAAGAAAGTTTTGTGTTCCACCCTTGGCTTTTGATTGCACCACATAGGCGCTGTAGGCCAAGTCTTGCAGACTTTTGCCTAAGTCGGCAATCACTGGGTTAGGAACACCAATCCGGCGCAATTCATCCAGTGCTTGCTGCGCTTCGGTTGGTGTGAGATTGTCTTTCTTGAGGTAGCTTGCCAGCATCTTTGACGTGGCGGTTTGTTGATCTCCAATGCCAGCCGAATTTAAGACATTCTTAATCAGCGTTCCGAACTTATCCACAACAATCGGAACAGACCCACCTAGCAAGCCGCCAAATACACCGCCAACAGCCGCTGCCGTGCCTTCATCTTTTTCAGCAAAACCATAACCAGAAGCTGCACCAGTTGCAGTACCTACTCCAGTGGCACGAGCCGCTTGTCCACCTAAAGTTGTGCCTGTGACCAAGGCTTGCGCTTCAGGCGCCAGTCTTGCCACTTGTTTCGCAGCCCCAAACGGGACAAGCAAACTACCGCCAATTTCCAAACCAGTTTTAACAATCGGCATGTCTTGACCGAATTGCTTTTGCTGCTCACGCAACTGATTGCGCTGGCGCTCGTACTCAGGGCCACTGATTGAGCCTGTGCGAAGTGCTGCTTCTAACTCATCAAGCAGACCAAGTGCTATGCCTCCACCCACGGCACGGGCGCTCTCGGCTATGCCAGAGTAAGGCACGCCAGGGCCGAGGACAGATGTAAATGCCTGTGGCTGGTTACCTTGTGGCTGGTCAGCTAGTGGTGCGTCTTTGTAGGACATTATGGTTTTCTCCTTCTTACGCCATCAGGATCAACAAAAACTGTGCCACTTGGGAATTTAGGATTCTTCAAAAAGCTGTTGTATTCGGCTGGCGTAATAATTTGCACATCAAACTGAGGAATAACAATCGGTTGAGGCGCTGAAGGAAACCCTGCATTAGCTCGGCGCTTTTCCACTGCGCTTGATGCGTTCTCTACACGGCGTGTGTTGATCTCAATCAATCTTTTCATTGCAGCGGCAGCAGCCTCTTTTGATTCTGAACTTTTAAGTGCTTTCGCCTCGCGTACAGCATCACCTTCAGTTTGTGTTCCTTTGTTCAGTCGCAAACTCTCATTCACCAAGTTTTCTACAAACCTGTCGTATTCTTCACGAGCCACTACATCTGGCGCACCTGATCCTACAAGCTGACGCGCCCGAATGCTAGCTAAATCTTTTACACCAAATTTAATATCACCAGTTTTAATTCGGTTGATGTATCCATACGCATCTGTAGCGATGTTGGTGGCCGCACTTGCAGCGGAGTAATCTGCTTCTTCTTCTTTTGCCAAATAGCTTGGCAACGGTTTATTCTTGCGTGCTTCTTCTTTGCGGAGAGCTTCTGCCTGTTGCATTTCGCGCTTATATGTAGCATTGTCTTGTGCAAGTTGAGCTTGTTGCTGTTGAAGCAAAAGACTTTGGCGTGAGTTATCCAATCCTTGTGAACGTAAATCAGCCAGTACTTTTTGATTAGATGTAATCTGATCTTGGTTCTGTTGAAATTGCTGAATGCGTTGCGTCATTTCAGACAGTTCTTTGATTCTGGCATCAGCTTTTTCAGGGTCAAGAGTTCCGCTTGCAAAACTCTTTGAATACTGTTGGGCTAAGGTTTTAACAGTCTTTGGGATGGTTTCATCAGCAAGAAACGTTGCAAATGGATTTTCCTCACGCATTGATGCTGCACCCAGCTTACGCAATGCTGGCAGCAAGTTTGCTTGCTCCGTAATGGCTGCTCGTCCCTCTGAGGATTGCATGAGTTGAGGCAAAACAGGATTGATATTAAAAGACGCTGGGCGTCCAGGTATCGTTACAGGTTGCCCCTGCTCATCAACCTCAACAAATTGTTGCTGATCTGGCGTAGCTGGTTGATATGCGCCTTGCAACAAAGATTGAGCCTGTTGTGTTCGAGCTTGGGACTCCATCGCAATTCGTCGTTTAGTTGCCGCATCTGAGCGAACAAGTGCTTCATCACCACGGGTCAAAGCAAGCTGCTGTGCTTTGTCTCTTTCCATTTGCAACATCAAAGCGCCTTGACCATCACCACCTTGACGCAACATCTCAATGCCTCGATCAAATGTAGATATGTCGTTGGGGTTAAGTTGTCCAGCTATCTGCTGGCGCATTGTGATGCGTTGCAACTCAGGGTCTTGCCCACCCAGAGCGCCGCTGATAGCACTGCCCAAGCCAGCAGCACCACGGCCAATGGCAAAGTTGGCTTGCTGAAACGGGTCGAGTCTAGCGTATTGCAAAGCCTGTGCATCAACACGGTCTTGCTGTGCCTGACGATATGACTCAGGCGTCACACCAAAAAGGGATTGGACAATTTCTGCCATGATTTAGTCCTTAGTAAAACGTTCCGCGATCTGGGCTTCCAAAAACCGAAGCATCCATCATTGGCACAGTGCCTTGCCCACCATAACCATACACATTTTCAGCACCGTATTGACCGATGGCGGTCTTTGCGCTCTCGTATGGCTGGCGATAAGTTTCATATGCTTTGCCAAACGACGAAGCGCCCTGAGTCAGCGCAGTAGCAAACGGATTGTAGGCATCGGCCGCGCCCCTTGTTTGCGCCGCAGCCATGCCACCACTTAGCAACGCTTGCGCCGCGCCAGTGCTTTGACCTTTTGAGCCAATGTTAATGCCCAGATCAAGCGGCCGTTGACCCAAAGCCTCAAGTTGCTTCATCTGAGCCAGATAAGCCTCGTATGGGCCAAGAGCCGCAGCTTGTAAACCATAATTTTGAGTTCCTAAATTCCCGCCAAGACGGTACAAATCTGCGCCAAACAAACTTTGTCGTTGACCAGCCTCCATGGCTTCAGAGGCTAGTTGTGCGTCTTGTTGAGCAATGGCGTTGTAGTAGGCTTCCACGTCAGGGTTAGCGGCTCTTAGCCCCTCACCGCCACCAGGCCGCAATCCAGTGCCACCAACAGCCAATCCAGTGCGCCCAGTATTAAATAAGTTGGTCTGCAACTGACCATATTGACGTTCACGACTTGGTGCTAACAGATTCTGTTTACTAAGCATGTACTTCTGTGCAGCTTGCTCTGGCGACTCTGCAATATACTGACCCCCAAGATTAAAAAGACCTTGAGCCGCGCTACCTAAAGGAGCAAACTGTTCTTGTGCCATCTCAGCTTGGGACAGACCGCCACCAGCCAAACCCATAAACCTGTCTTGATAGGCGCGAAGGGCAGGGTCTAGCGAGTAGTTAGCCCCAATGACGCGACCATTTGCATCAGTCTGGAAATCTGACGTACCAAATCGAGTTGTAATGCCTACCGGACGGAAACGCGCCTCTTCAGCCGCAAGCTGCGCGACTCTCATTTCTGAATCGGCTCTTGTACGGGCTGCGCGTTCAGCAGACCTACCGCCTAGCAAACCGCCCAATAAGGAAGCACCCCCGCCGATTACTGCTGCTGTTACTGCTGGCATATCAAACTCCAATCAAAATTTCGTCCACTTTAGACGGGTCTTTCTCGTCTGTGGCGTGAATACAAAACCAAACGCAATCTGTAACGGCCTTGACGCCGTGCGTCATTCCAGCCTTAATTTCAATGCAAGCTGGCGCGTCAACAATGTCAATCTCTGTGCCTCGCAGAACCGCAACCTTACCCTTGGCAAGAATTGACAAATGGCTGAAATCATGCGTATGCTTCAGGATGGCTGTGCCAGCCGCAAATGCGGTTTCTTTGGCATACAGACCATCGCTGAAGTGGTGCGTGATCATGCAGTTCTTTTCCACAAATAAACTGTAATGTAAGGCTGGTAGTTGGCGTTTGTGCCACTTGTGCCAGCGGATGCAGTTGTAATTGTGTGGGTATGAGTTGGGATGGTAAGAGTCGCTGTGCGAGAACTTCCAGTACCAGCTGCACCTTGGGGACGATTGCCCACGCTATCAGATAAAGCAAGCACTCCAGTTGCAGAACTAAACGGGCCAAAATCACCGCCTACGCCGCCTGTAACAGACCCAGAGGACGAACCCCCTGCATCAGTTGTACCAGTGTGCGTGTGGCTTGGCAGCGTAGCATCCGCAGCGCCACCTGTTTCTTCAGCCGTGTCAAACAAGGCGTTACCAGAGTCAAAGCCCACCATGACTCGGCCAGCGCCGAAGGCCGTCCAAGTACCAAAGCCCAACAGAGTGCCAGGATTGGTGCTGACAGTGGCGTTGGTGTAGATTGAACCTACTGGGTACAGCAGCGCAACCGCCGCCTGTACAAAGGCAGTGGTGGCAAGCAAGGTTGAATTAGTACCAGCGGTTTGCGTAACCGCCGTAGTGCCGGTAGGCAGGGAAGGCGTGCCAGTAAAAGTCGGGCTAGCCAGATCAGCTTTGGTTGCGATAGCCACCGAAATGTTTACAAACTCGGTGTTGATTTCCGTGCCTTTGACGATCTTCAGCGGGTCGCCAGAAGTCAGTGCGTCTTTGGTGGCGAAATTAGTGCTCTGTGTATAGTTACTCATACTGTCTTCCCGTCCTTTGATTGGATTTCAATCCGCTGAATAGACAGCGCCGCGCCATTAATGTTTGATTCATAGCCCGTTTGCACGATTTTACCGCTACCAGAGGCAGACACGCTCAAAGTTTGCAAAGCTACACCGTTAGCGTATTGGGCAACCACCGTGGCATTTGCGCCGTACTCAGCCGTTCCGTACTCAGAAACCGCTTGTGTCGGAATTTGTGCATTGGTTGACAGATAGTTGGCGCTAAAGTCAAAGCCCCACTTCAGTGTTACGAATTGGTTTGTGCCGCCGATCACAATTACCTTAAGCCGTTTGAGCAGTGAGGTGACATTGGCATTGCCCAAGTCAGCATGGTTGGTGTAGTACAGCAGCCGATACGAGGAAGTATCATCTTGTGAGCCAGTGTACTTGGCAATATAGCTTGTCTTGCCTAACAGAAGGTCGCCGTTGCGCCTTGAAAGCAACGCTGTCGGCTCGATTGAGTCCCAAGTGGTGACTCTGAACGATCCATCTTGCAATTGCCCACGGGTATCAAAGCAAAATACCTCTTTAACAAACGGCAGCGTAATCAAGTAGAACGCCTCTGTTTCAGAATAAACCGACTTGATGTTTGCCAGCGTCTCACCCGCAACGATGTTCATAAAGTCACTACGCACGTTCTTGGACAGATCGCCAATCGGCACTGACTTCTCAATCACAGTCCGTGCAAATGACCGAACACCAGAATTGGACAAAAACAAAACATCCTTGCCAGTGCCTTGTATCGAATCTCTGGCGATACAACCGATACCCGCCACCGTGTCGGCCAGTGTGATGGTTGCGGGTGTTGTCGCACCCGAATACACCAGAATCTGACGCTGACCAAAGATGATCAGAAAGTTGTTGTGCGCCGCCAAACCGGTAATATTGTCCGCGCCGTTAGGCCAAACTAGGTTGGTATTGAGAGAGCCTGAAGTACCAGTTGACCAGACATGACCGGCAAGCAGATCAGAGAAAAAGACCGTGGTGTTGTCCGATGCCGTATCTGCCACCCACAAGCGGCCATAGGCGCTTATAGCAATGTTGCCAGAAGGTACAGTACCAACGTAGCCAGTCTTCTCACTAACGCGCCTGAAGGTCGTGGTGCTGACAGCAGGGTCAAAGATCAGCGGATCGTGGCCTGTCTGAAAGAAGTAGGTAATGCCGTTGAGCGAGGCGCAAGCCCAGTTATTTGCCGTAATCGTAGGTGCTGTGCCACCGCCGCCGTAGGTCAATTCAACCACTGCATTGCTGCCATCTAGCTTAAACAGCTTGTTGTTGCCAGCAAAGAGGATCGTCAGAGTGCCGTCAGTCTGCACCAACTCATGGATCACAGCAGGGGCATTAGCGCCCAAAGCACCAGCAGATGCGTTGACACGCGCCCAGCCCTTGCGTGAGCCGATACGCCCAAACTGGTCAATCACGCAATTGGTAGCAACCAGCGCAAAGCCAGCCGCCAAGTCCAAAGGCGAGTCTTGCGTATTCAGGCCAAAGAATCCTGGCGCTGAAATGCTGGCAGTCTGGAGGGCTTGGCTCATATCGCCACAAACTCTTGGTTTTCTGGATAGCGTGTGCCTTCCAGTGCAATTTGGTCAGACA